CCAAACCTCCAGTTTTGGAATTGCATGGACTATGGAGTCGTATCAGTGGACAAGAAATTCATCGGTTCAATGGATTTTGAGGCATATACAAGAGATTATGGGACTGTAAAAGGCACTTATGTCTGCACAATTGACAATTATCACCATGATCCAGACTATGTTGACTGGGCAACAAGTGAAAATCCAGCAGAACATAAGTCACATAACCTCATTGAACTTGAAAATGGACAATATGCACTGTATCCAAACAACAGATTGCGTATTTTTGACAATAGTTTGACACCTGTTGAACCAAAGATGCCTGACTTTAAGGTATCAACACAGTATTATCAGGTAGAAAACGGATTTGAGCGTCTTGGAATGGGACGAGAAGAGGAATACTTCTGGAAAACTGCACAAGAACGCGAAAATAAATACGAAGATAGGGATGGTAACCCCTCAAAAAGTTCTGATTCAACCAGTCAGGAGAGTAATGGGTAATTCACCAGTAGACCGAGACACTGAATATATGAAAACAATGTGGGGAACGACAAGTTTGATGACTGATTATTGGTCTCTGCCACACAAAACTGAAGATCCAGAAGAATTGCAACTCAACGAGGTGATGCATCACAAAGCAAAGCGTACCTCAACACTGTCTGAAGATGAAGTTTTCTCCCCAGAGGAGTATAAAGACATTCCAGATAGGTATTGATTACAAATAAATACTGAAAACCATTATAGATAGTATGTTAAAGTGTATCAGAATGGATGTCTGTATCAATTTCTCGTTCATTTAGGGACATAAGTCTCTCCTTTACTCGTCATCCAGTCACAAATGATGTGACTACGTTGAGAAATGAGGATGCAATCAAGAAATCGGTAGTAAATTTGGTGAGAACACGCACTAATGAGCGTTTTTTCAACGAATTATTAGGCACATCCGTTGGTGATACACTTTTTGAATTAAATAATGATTATCAATCTGATGGTTTGAAGGAAGAAATCGTAACATTGTTGGAAAACTTTGAACCTAGAATCAGACTTACCGACGTGTATGTTGATCCTGAGTTGGATTCAAACAATTTATTGATCAGAATTGAATATGACATCGTTGGATTACCACTTCCGATACAAAATATAGAGTTTATCTTACAACCTTCTAGGGTATAATGTCATTCAATCAGTTTACCAACCTCGATTTTAATGATTTGCGAACTCAGATCAAAGATTATCTGAGAGCAAATAGTAATTTTACGGATTTTGACTTTGAGGGGTCAAATTTTTCCGTTCTGATTGATACTTTAGCGTATAATTCATATATTACTGCCTATAATACCAATATGGCAGTCAATGAATCGTTCATTGATAGCGCAACACTGCGTGAAAATGTCGTTTCATTGGCAAGAAACATTGGATATGTCCCAAGATCCAAAAAAGCAGCGGTTTCAAGGATAACTTTTACAGTTGATGTACCAGATAACGCTAGAGCAGTCAAATTAAAGGCAGGAGTCGTCGCTTTAGGTTCAGTCGTCAACGGAAATTACATTTTTTCTATTCCAGAAGACATCACAGTTAGTCCAAATGCTGATGGAATAGCAACTTTCTCCGATATTGAGATTTTTGAAGGAAATTTATTGAGAAAATCGTTCAGAGTAGACGATTCTCAACCAGATGCAAAATATATCATCCCAAATGCGGACATTGACACGTCTACAATTCGTGTTTCTGTTCAAAATGCCGATAATACTTCTACAGAAACGTATACACCATATACTAACATCTTTAATGTAGATTCTGACACAAGATTATTCCTAATTCAAGAGGTTGAGGACGAAAGATATCAACTTTTATTTGGTGATAACATTTTAGGCAAAAAACCAAGTAACGGATCTACCATAACAGCAACTTATATTATTACAAACGGTGCAAATGCTAACGGGGCAAGTAATTTTACTTTCTCTGGCACATTGACCTATGTGAAGGGTGGAAATGAATTAGACATTACTGACGGTATCTCCTCTATAACGACCCTACAAGCGTCTGAAAATGGTGATGACATAGAAAGTATTGACACCATCAAATACCTTGCTCCTAGGGTCTATGCATCGCAGTATAGAGCGGTTACAGCGAATGATTATGCTAGTCTGATTCCGTTCTTATATCCAAATGTTGATTCTGTAAGTGCTTATGGTGGAGAAGAGTTAGACCCACCACAATACGGAAAGGTATTCATTACAATCAAACCAAAAAATGGTGAGATGTTATCTGATGTTGCAAAAGATCAGATAAAAAATGATTTGAAGCAGTACACCATTGCTGGAATCAGACAAGAGTTTTTGGATCTCAAATATCTCTTTGTTGAGTATGATTCAACTGTTTCATATGACCCAAGTATGGTCACGGAGAGTAATAATCTCTTTAGTAGAATCACCAAGTCAATTGAAAAATATTCAAAGTCATCTGACATCAATTCTTTTGGTGGAAGACTTAAGTACAGTAAATTACTGTCGCATATTGATCAGGTTGATAACGGGATTACATCAAACATTACTAAGTTGACAATTCGCAGGAATATGGTTCCTGCTTATAATGCACTCGCAAACTACGAGATTTGCTACGGTAATGCATTCCACGTAGACCTAGAAGGGTTTAACATCAAATCCTCAGGATTCACCGTTGAGGGCATTTCTGGGACTCTATTCATAACAGATGTTCCAGATGTATCTTCAGGTGGAGCAGCAGTAACATCTTCTACTGGTGCTGGTGATGTATTCTCTGCAAGACCAATTTCTCTTAATGCGAAGACTGGTTCTATTTCAATCATATCAATTGATGATCAAGGACAGGTAAGAACTGTAATCTCAAGAGCAGGAACAGTTGATTACGTTAAGGGTGAAATAATTCTCTTCCCAATAACAATTAATTCAACTGTACTTGATAATAGAATTGAAATTTCTGCAACTCCAGAATCATATGATGTGGTTGCAAAAGAGAACCTTTATATTGTCCTAGATACTACAGCGAATAGTGTTTTAACACTTAAAGAAGATGTAATTACTTCTGGATCAAATAGATCTGGAGCGATTTATAATCCACCATCAAGCTTCTCCAGCAGAACAAAGTATACAAGATAAGAAATGGCAGAAAAAAAGATAAAAATCTCTAACATTCTGGGAAGTCAACTTCCAGAATTCATTAAAGAGGAGAATCCACTCTTTAGTGAATTTTTAGAGCAATATTATATTTCTGAGGAACGTGAATATGGTTCCACATATCTTGCTGACAATCTTGACAAATTGAAAGATGTCACAACATATTCTAGGATTACATATGCTGCCACACCTGTAACTGTAACTGATGATGTTCTCAACTTTGATGATGAAATTGAAGTTAGTAGTACAGCAGGTTTCCCAAGTTCTTACGGACTGCTAAAGATTGATAATGAGATAATCACATATACAGCAAAAACAGCAACCACATTTACTGGTTGTATTAGAGGTTTTTCTGGAATTGATAAAATTGAAGGAGATCTTCAACCAGAATTTTTAAATTTCAATAGTAGTGAAACTGGATCACATGCTACTGGAACTGTTGTTGAAAACTTGAGTTTACTATTTGCTAATGAGTTTTACAGAAAATATAAGTCTACTTTCTTACCAGGTTTTGAAGAGAGACAATTCCAGCAAGTAAAGATTGAAAATATTCTTGCAAAGGCGAGAGATTTTTATAGTTCTAAAGGTACAGATGCTGCACTGAAAATTTTATTCAGTGTACTGTTTAAGAAAAGCGTAGATATCATTAAACCATTTGATAATACCATTAGACCATCCTCTGCAAATTGGTCTGTAACAGATGATGTTATTGTTGATGTTATCTCTGGAGATCCCAGCAAATTAAAATTAACTACTATTCTTCAAGGATCGACTATATCACCCACTGCTAGTGGATCAGTTGCAAATGTAAGAGAAGTCTTCTTAAAGAAAAAGAGATATTTTAGAATTTCATTTACTAATGATTCTATATCTAATAAGTTTGAGGTAAGTAAGAGTACAAGAGTTTCAGGTATTGGTAATAGTTTATCAACTTTAACCGTAGACTCCACTTTAGGATTTCCAGAATCTGGAGTATTCTTAACTAAGAATAAAGTAGATCAACTTGTAAGAGTATTCTATTCAAGTAAATCTGCTAATCAATTTTTTGGATGTCGTGGTATTCCGACTAGTGTTGATGCAAATTCCATAGAAAAAACGACACTAGAAGAAAACTCTCAAATTATTGATGATGTATTTCTCTATGGTTATGAAGATAATGATATCACAAAACTTGTTCAAATGCGAGTTGTTGGTATTGTTAGCGGATTATCTGATAATTCAGAATTAACTAAATTCTTTTCTCCTGGAGATGAAGTAAGAGTAAAACATCTTGGCGAAAAAGTAGGTTCTGGTTTCAAATATAATAGTTGGTTCTATAATAATGTTTCATATCTTGACGTAAGTGGAATTGCTGGATCAAATATAGTAATCACTCCAATAGATCATTATCTCAAAAAAGGAGATAGAGTTGATATTCTCCTAAAAGAAAATAGAGGTGCAGTTCTTAGTAATATAGAAGTTTCTTCTGTTATAAACTCCCAAAGATTTCAAATTGGTTCTGGATCTTTAACCAATGGAATTGAATATATTGTTAGAAAACGTGTTTCATTTGTTTCATCAAATTTAATTGATGGAGATATTATAGGAAATATTCAGAATGCATTTGTTGATTCTGATAAGAACACTTATGTTGCATTCTCAGGATATCCATCATATCCTGCTATTGATACAACTGATAGAAGTAAAACATTTGCAAATACAAGTCTAAATGCGATCTCTAATGAATTTAGTGTGCCCTCTCATGGATTCATTAATGGAGAAAGAGTTTATTATGAATGCATTAGTGGTCAAAGCGGAATTACTGATGGAAATTATTTTGTAAAATTTATTGATACCAATACAATAAAGTTAGCTGATAGTAGATCTGCTTTAGAAAAAGAATCTTTCACTAACATAACTGGAATCACTGCTGGAAGTTCGCATAAACTGACTCCAACAGACCTTCATGGTTTAAAATTAGTAAATCAAAGTAACTTTAAGAGAATTTATAAGGATCCAAAACCAGTTGAGAATAATTTAGAAATTACTGGACCAATTGGAGTGGGACTGAATGGTGTAGAACTACATTCCCCAATATCCGAAGATGCATATTATTACGGTCAAATTGATGAAGTATCTGTATTGCGTGGGGGAAGCAATTATGATGTGATCAATTCACCTCAAGTATCTGTAGCAGATACTGTTGGCAGTGGATTTGTTGCACATGGAAATTTTGTAGGAAAAGTTCATTCAATTGAACTTACATCTAATGGATTTGATTATGCTGAAACTCCTGTAGTAAAAGTAACAGGCGGAAACGGAACTAGAGCAATATGCGAAGCTAGACTAAAGAATTTTACACATTCAACGTCATTTACTGATTTTGATATTAATTTGAATACTGATAGAGTTACTTTATCAGAAGATCACAGATTTTTAGATGGAGAAGAAATTGAATATATTGCCACAGGAACTCCTATTGGTATTGGAAGCACCAATGTTGGATTTGGAACAGATAGATTAACTTCAAATGGAATTTATTTTGTTGCCAAACATAGTGATACTTCACTATCTCTTGCATCAACAAAGGAAAGAGCATTATCAAAACAAAATCTTATAGATTTTAATTCTAATGGAAATCGTCAACACACTTTACGATCTAGAAAAAATCGTAGAGTTATTGATACGATTGAAGTAACAAGTACGGATGATTTTGCAAATAAAAAAGTAATTGTAGATTCCGTTGCATATCCCCCAGCAGAACAAAAAAATATTTTTAGTACATTTGTTGGTATCAATACCACAGGTAATTACATTTTTGCAAAAAATCATAGTTTCAATGATAGCGATTTAGTTGTATATTCCTCAACTGGAAGTGCTATATCTGGTTTAGTAATTTCTTCTGCATATAAAGTAAAAGTTATTGATAAAGACAGATTTAAGTTAAGTGATGCAGGAACCGCATCAAATGTAGATACCACAAATTATGATAGACAAATATATGTGAATCTTAATAGTCTTGGAAGTGGAACCCATACATTTAAATATCCAGATATTGAAGTTACTATTGATGGAATAGTTTCTGCTGGAACA